GCTCATAACCGGAACGGATCAAGATACCAGCGGCGTTGGTTGTCTCTGCCAGCGATGCACTCGTGCCAGCCTGAACGCTGATGGCGGATGGATGCAATACCCCGGTATCTTCCGGCACGGCTTCAAGCCCGGCTATGCGCTTGGCTTCAGCCCTATCAATGATGCCCGCCTTGTAGAGTTTCTCCGCCCGCAACGCTTCTGCCTGTAAATCATCAGCCAAAGCACGCACGGTTTCAAGGTCATACATTACGTAATCACCCTGCTGTGTCTCCGGATATTCCGGCAGCAGGTCAGCGGTGATGGCATCCGCAAGGGTACGGAGCAAAGGCACCATGCCGTCTTCCCATGCCGCCTGTTGGGCGCGTTCGTAATTACTGTAGGTAGACCGTTCGAGACCTGCACCAAGGCCTAAGACCATAGGGTTGATACCAAGCGCTGAACAGATACGCTCCTCCGGTACACGCCTAACGGAGTCTAGCGCAAGGTCGGCAGGTGTAAGGCTAACCCTATCAACCTTATATGCACCGGTCATAACAACGATGCCGCCGCTACCGTCCCCGGTAAGGTCTTCGTGCAGTTGACGCTTGACCTGCCGAGCATCATCCATAGACATATCAACGCTAGTCTCTTTGGCATCAGGCCCGACAATGAGGCTAGGCATAGCGCCATTGGCAAGCAAGCCGTATGCGGTAGTGGATGCCGTGTTATCGGTTGCAATCTCACGCAAGACAGCTGTTAGCGGCGCTCTACCAATGCGGATATCGCTAGGGTCACGCCCGTACCGGATGTGGATGATGTCGGATACCGGGATGTCAAATGAGCGGCCATCCGTGGTGTATATGTAGTGCGTCAACGGGTTTACCCCGTTACCAACCGGTCTCACCATGTCCTGCGGTAAAAACTGTAGAGCGGTCACGGTGCCACGGGTAGTAGAGCGAATCTTTCTCAGGTAAGTGTTGCCGAATAACTTGTAATCTTGAATGCACCAGCCCCAGAAAAGGCTACCCATAATCATTGGATCAGGTTGAGCCATGAGCTGAATAACCGGGTGGTCTTCTACCGGCTCCGCCTGCTGGCTGTCTACCGGTCGGTAGAGCCGTGGCGTGGCTTGAGGGTAGTTCCTGACGTACCAGTCAATGGCACTAGCAACAACGCCGTTTAGCCCAAGGTCACCGGCTACTCTTGCCCAGTCCTTGGTACTTCCAGGGAGCGCCCGGCGTAGCAAAGTCTGCAGCTGACCAGAGCCGTACCCGGTTAGGTAGATGTCCCTAGACTGAGACAACGGCAGCGGTAGTGCCTGTGTCGGGTTGGCTGCGGCTTTACGGCCTAAGAAGCGGTCAAAGATACCCATGGCTTCAGTATCCCACAAAAAGAAAAAGCCCCCTTGCGGGGGCCTGTGTGTTTAGCGATTGAAGTTGTGCCATCTCTTATCTGGTGTCATCATCCAGCGTTGGTTGTTTTTTGTTTGAAAGGCTAGAAGCATTTCGTTTGTCTGTATGTCTTTGATTTTTGATTTCTCACCGTTGAGTTGCGCGTAGTCTGTAGCGTCTGCAAAGTCTTCGAAGTAGTAGCCGTAAGACTTACCGTTTGTCATCCACTGAACCAAGTATCGTTTCATATCCGTATCTCCCATATCCCCTTGGATGTCAACAATATACACCGTAGATATATATCCTGCAAGGGTATAGGTGTATATATTTTAGACGGCTCCCCAAGAACGCTTAGATCCGCACATCTGCCAAGCGTAAGCCAGAGCATCAACTACGTCATCATGCCTGCCAACGGGGAAACTCAAAAGTTCATCTTCAAAGTATGCCGGTAGGCCTTGGCAGTGCATTACTTGGCTTTGCTCGTAGCGGGCTTCTAGAGGCGCAAAGCGGGTCACTTTGTCACGGTCTGGGCGTATCCCCCGTATCGGTAACTTAGTGCGCCTTAGAAGCTCCTGCACGACAGCGGCTTGATACTGCACTTGCTCGATGCCGATCATAGATGGTTTCCACTTATCGGCCATTGCCTCAATGAAGCGTAAGACAGCTGCAAAGTCTGAGCGGGTGCGGTTGATGTCTCTAACGTAGATCGTCCCATCTTCACCACGGGATACAACAGCAACCCCGGTGTAGTCGGCTTCGCTCTTGGTGCTGATGGCAAGGTCCACCCCGATGTAGGTAGGCAACCCTTCAGGGCAATCGCCATACCGCAACCACTCCCGCTTGATTCTCGCTCCCGCAGCATCGACAAACTCGGCTAGATACTCCTGCCTAAACGCGATGCTCGGCAGTGACTCCCCCGCCTTGCCTACCTCCTCAGCATCAATCCAAGGGTTAGCCGTGGTCGGCATCTGCCAAGACATCCAGTCGGCATCCGTAGCGGCCATGTTGTAGAGCGTTCTAAAGTAGTTGCTACCCTTGGGCGTACTAAGAAAGAACGCATCCCCGATGTAGTCGGTTAGCGTTGGGCGGATGGCTTCCGTCCAGGCTTGCTCTAGATGTCTAGCCATGGCGGCTTCGTCGATGATGACCCGCTTGTACTTTCGACCACGGGCTACGGTTGACGGGTCATCAAGCGTCCAATAGTCGATTGCCGCCCCGGTTATAAGCTCGATGCGCGGGGCTGGGCTTTGTACGGCTCGCCGGATAACCGGAGCATAAATCCTCTTATGATCGGCGTATGCCTCTTCAAGCAAGCGGTAGGTAGGCGCGAACCAGGCACAAGGTAGCCCGTCAATCAATACCGGGTCAGATAAAAGGTTACCGCCCAGCGTTGTCTTTCCAAAGCGTCTCCCGCAAGCAAGGACGTTGTACCGCTTGGCTTCCCGCAGGATGACCTGCTGGGCTTCATGCGGCCTTGGTAAGACTAGTCGAATATCAGGCAATCGGTTTGTCCGAATACTCCACAATCACCTTGACCGGGCTACCGTCTGCGCCGGTCTGTTCTACCCTCGATGACCAGTCCTGCTTATGCTTCCGTTCAAGCCACCACGCCGCCGCCTGCCAAGTGCTATCAGCTGCTTTCTGAATGATGGCTACGTTGCGTACCTCGGCATCCGCTTCTGCTTTTTTTATAGCGTCCGCAAATTCCGACTTGTCTCGCAGCCAGTTTGCAAAAGTATCTTCAGAGATTGCCGCATAAGAGCATGAAGCACGGCGGGTGTTTCCAGCCCTCAATGCTTGCGTGATGCGTGTAATTGTTTCATCGTTGTACTTTGATGGTTTACCGGGCATTGCTATAACCTCCTATTTCTAACTCGTGTTCACGCTTTGCGACAACCGTAAACTCACCAAGGTAAGCGCCAAGCAGCTCTACGTCTGGCCGTATGAGCGGCGCTCTTTCCATGCTTGGTTCCCACGATCCTATTGACAGGTCTTGCCGTAGCCGTACCATCTTGCCGTTTCGTAGGTCATTGACTACGGACTTTAATAGCGTTATGCCAAGCGGGAATAACTCACGCCTCCACAGCTCCTCCGGTGTATCGCCAGGCTTTACAAAGACGTGTTCTTGTGCAGCTAGTGGCCCACCGTCGGTTGTTTCCGATAGCCAATAAACAGACCCGCCTGTTACCTTATCGCCCATGGCTATCGTCCACTTGACTGCATCCCTACCACGGTGGTGCGGAAGGAGTGAAGGGTGGTAACCAATAGCACCAAGCCTTGACCTTAGCCGTGTCTTTTTACCAATGAAGTCGTGGGAGTGAGCGGCAACAATAAGGTCTATGTTTGCAGGCAGCGTAAAGTGTGTCAGTGTTCCACTTGGCATCCAAGGCACACCATCATTGATAGCGCAGTTTCGCAGTCTATCGTTGCGCCCTGTACGGTCGGAAACGTAAGGGCTAGATATGCCTATAACTTTGAATCCTTCCGACTTTAGCATATTGTATGTGGCGGCTCCGAAAGCTTTCTGCCCACATAAGAATATATTCATTTGGGCTCACCAACGTATCGGAAGCCTTGAACAGATCGGAAGTGTCCGCCGTACCCACTACCAGACCCAGTGCTAGTGACAATACTCTTTTTTGATTTTGCTTTGTTGCCACCAAAAAGACTTGCAGAAACCTGTACCCAGTTCTTATCCCTACGCAGTGCCGCAACTAATCCGGGGTGGCTTGTGTGAAACAGTACAGACTTTACGCGGTAGCCAAAGCGCCCGTTACCTTCAGCTTCGTGATTACAAACCCAGTTTAGAAACCTTAGCCCAACACCTGCACCTTGCCACTCCGGCATAACAACCAAGCGTGATGCTCGTGAAGCGTTACAGTCAAGCCGTGGCGCGGTTGCAATGTGGCAAACCTTTACGCCATCAACCACACCAACGTAGTAAGTAGCGCATACCATCTTGGGCATCTTTAGATAGTGATGCGGCTCAAACGCTCCCCAGTAACTGGAGTCTGTTTTCCAAATTTGTAGCTCAAACTTTGGTCTGCGCCAAAGGCACCTCCCGGCGTATTCGCCTGTTGATGTGTCGAATACCCAATCAGGCTCGACCCAGTCAACAATATCGTAATGGCAAGACAGCAGGACGCATTGCCCACCGTTGCGCTTCCAACTTTTAGAGAATGCCGTGGCTCCAAACTTTGCAATCTGCCGGTCTACAACAGATGTAAACTCGTCGATTACAACCTGCTTTGGTTTCTCGGCTATTATCTTCGCAAGGTCTGCCCTAAACTTTTGGCCGTTGCTAAGTACCTTGTATGGCCGTAACCATGTTGGTACATCACCAAGCCCAACGGCAGCTAGTGAAGCGGTTACTTCGTTGAAGTCCCCGTCTGGTGCGATGTCATCCACAATCGGTTTGTCATCGCTCCAACCGGTAGGTTCGTAAAAGTTGCCGTCTGGGAATATCTTTTTCCCCATTGATGTTTTACCGGATCCGGAAGGGCCGACAATAAGGCCAATCTTCCATTCCATGTCATCAATCGGTAGATCAGCAACCAAGTCAAAATTACAACCCTTTTCGGCGTTGAATAAACTCTTGACTCGTGCTGCCCTATAGGTGTTGTAATCAGAGCACCTGTTATGCACTTCAAGTTTCAAACAACCACCACCTTTACCGTGTATCCATCAGCAAGTAGCTTATTGTAAACAACCTCTTGCTCCTGTTCAGTTTCGCAAGTAACGATAACACCGTATTGATTACTGAACTCTTTATCTTCAAACTCAGGTGCATCATCAACGGCACCTGATAATTCGTTTATCAAAGCATCAAGGTCGGCTGCGCCGTACCCCGTACCTTCAAGGCCGATAGGCGTATTCGCAAGCTCGGCTAAGATGTCGGTAATCTTGGTTGTGTCATCCTGCCCGATACGGGTAGTGCGGTTGTCTACTACAAGAATCCGCAGCTCTTCCTCTGGCGTAACGTCAACCCATTGAACCGGTACGGTTTCCCAGCCTAGCGCCTTGGCAGCCATCACCCGATGATTCCCCGCTAGGATGTGCTTAGTCCCCGTGTTGACAACCACAGAGCCGTACCAGCCATTGACTGCTAGGCTCTTCTTAATGGCTTCGACATCGCCGTTGTTAGCGTTGCGTGGGTGGTGCTTGAGCAGGTCTATTGCAACCTGCTCAATTTGGAGATTGATAACTCTACCTGCCATCTAGACTCTCCTCAATGTTTTCTGTAGCTGCCCACAGCAGGGCATCTCTCATCTGCTGATCGGTGATGCCTTGGGCTTTAGCCCTGCGCTTGACATCAGCATACAACCAGCGTGTATACATCTCTGACCATACCACCACGCATCCAGCGCCAAGCAAAGCACCAATGGCAAATGGAATCATTCGGTTACTTCCCATATCGGCTCCCCGGTTACCGGATTGTAATTACCGATCATCCAGTCTTCAGCGAACAGGTCACTGGCGGTAAGCCAGATGACCGAGTTGTTTTCCTTGACCTCTGTACCCTCTGCAACGCTGAAGGTGTCCCATAGCTCAGAGAAACGGAAGTGTAGCCCATCAGGCCACAAGGCCCGGCGTATGGGCTTCTCTGCCAGCAAGGCATCAAGTGCCTGGTTGTATTTCATCTTATTATCATCCAGTCATTAGCCATGACATCAGCACCACGGAAGTAAGCAGGCCCTGCATGATGCCGTACTCCTGCCCCGTCAAGTTTGTACATCACGAGCTGCCCGTGCTGTACGGCGTAGTGGATTCTAGCGCCATCCCGGCAAGCGTACTTACCATCCCGCATATGAACCAAAGCACCAGAGAAAGCCATGCGGGCAGAGTAGTGCGCGGTTACGGGTGCAAAGCCTGCTACCTCATCGGTACACATCTGCTGGTACCCGAGGCTTTGAGCGTATGCCAGCAACTCCGGATTGCGTAACCACTTCTCTACTTGTTGCCGCCTAACGATGTTGTCAGCGTTAGACCATGATCCGGTGGTGGCGTATATCTCCATCGCTTGCCGGATGCGTTCTTTCTTTTCTTCGATACTAAATGCTATTGCCATCTTCAACCTCTACTACCCATGGCTTAAGGTTTTCTTTTTGACACGCCTTCCAAAGCACATCGAGGTATTGTGCCGTGCTTCTATTTTCGTCATTAGTCAACTCTAACACTGGCCTGTCAATCCAATATCGGACATTGTTGCCAGCCAAATCGTTTATCTTTCCTACACGTATGCATTCTTTAGTGTTGTTGCCACTGTTACGCATAACATATTGCAGTTCTTGAATAGCTGCCCAAACCTTCATTGAAGCAGATACGATTTCTCTTTTCTGCAAAAACGTCATAGTATTACGACCCATTATTTATCTCCTCGGCTTCCCTGGCTATCCGATCAGCGTAAGCGGTGTCTTTAGTAGCGGCATAAGCCATATACCAGAGCGCCTTGATGCTGTCAGCGTTAGCCGTCCCTTTATGTGGGCAACGTTGCAAGTACTTAATGACGTTCCCTGTGGCAAAGTCCAACCCCCAGTCGTCAATGACGCTGAGGGCTTGAATCTTTGTAGTGCGGTAGTGCTGTTGCACTAGTCTTCGCCAAACGGGTCTTCGATGTCATCCGCCACAACCACGGCCTTCTTCAGGGGCTTTGTAGCTGCAACCTTTACCGGCTTGACTGTCTCGATGACGTTGGTAAGTTCCCCGTTCATCTTCTGCCGGGTGCCTACGACCACTTGCCATGACTTGCCCTTGAGCGCTTCGATGTCAAGTGCGGCAAACTGCGCGTTAGTCATCCGTCCAACCATGCCATCAAGCAGGATTGTCAGTTTTGCCTTCTCATTTCCGTAGTAGGTTTTTGTATACTGGATGAAGCGGAACGGCTGGCCGTCATCGTCACCAACTTCGGTTGTTTCAAAAACCCACTTGAAGTTGGGTTCGAGAACGTTTGGATCGTCAAAGCTCTTACCCTGTACGGCTTCGCAATCAATGAGGGCGCAGATATAAATGCCCTGCTCGGCTACGGAGAACTTTTTCCCGCTGCCTTCCGAATACTTCCCATGCTGTGCAAAGAATCCCATTGTCAAACTCCTTGAGCCACTGGCTCTTTGATATGTCGGTGATGAAAAGGTCTTTACCGGAACCACTGGGGCCGCCCTTGCGAGCATTTTCACATCCATCACCAACACACAAACTATATACCCATTCAGTGGATATTGTCAAACACTCTTTTTTTTCTATTCTTTCTTGGCAATACCTGTACCGGCGCCTTTGCGCCGGGTACACGGTTTGCCCTTTCGTTCCCCTCACCAGCCCTCTCTTCGGGCTGGGGGGTAGGTTCTAGGAAGGGGGGGTATTTCAAAAGTGTATCTATTTATATTCTTAAGGGGATACAGTTTTTCGATACACTTTTTACCGCTTGTAATACCGCTTACTACGGCACTCAATCAGCTGCAATTCCACTGCCTCATCAATGGTTTCCCAGACCAGATTTCTATTCTTCTTTAGCCCGTCACAGATACCGCTTTTCGTCTTGCCGGGATTATCTGCCACATACTGAGCAACCCGATCTAATACCTCCGTTTCACTTCCAGCCGTTGTGATTTGCTGTAGTGCTATCTGCCCAGGTTCATCGGTATTGAGCCTGTACACAAAGTGAACCCAGTCATCCTCCCCGATGTGCCTGTGCTTGACCGTACGCACATCATAGGTCTTGGCTTCGATGTCGTGATTGATCGATAGCACCATGTCGGCCTGTGCTGCCAAATCAGAGGCTCCACGCATGGTGTCCTGAGTGATAGTCGTTCCCGGTGCTAACTTCTTGTTATGGTGAAGAATGACAACAGCAGCCCCTGCATCAATCAGTTCCTGGAAGCGATCATAAAGTTTGGCTACCGCTCCGTTGTCGTTTTCGTCCATGCCGTGAACACGTACAAAAGTATCAACAACCACTAGCTGGATGTCGTTGTCTTTGATGTACTTCACCAGTGCGTCAACGTGATACCGCTTGTCTACCTTGGTATTCTTTTTCTGGATGATATGAAGGTTTGGTAGGTCGGTATTGTGCATCATGCAGAACCGCGCCCAGAATTGCTTTAGGTTGATTTCCTCATTGATGTAGAGAACCTTAGCCGGGGTTGTCTCAATAAAGTTGCACCACGGCCTACCTGAAGCGCAAGCAATAGCAAGGTCGATACCAAGCCACGATTTACCGCTACCGGACGCGGCAGCAATGAAGTGTAGCCCCTTGTGAATAATCATATTCTCGGCTAACCATTCTTGCTCTGGGCAGTTTTGCCCCTCTTCCTTGAATCGCCACCAGTTCCAAATCTCTAGCTCTGGTTCGGGTACAACCTTTACCGCCAGCTGCTCACGTAGCATCGCAGGGGTTAGCGGTTCCCGGTCGGACTCTGGCCAGTCGCTCCACGCCCGCCCGGCTTTGACGGCTACGTCTGGCTCATCCATCGGCGGATCACACCACTGCAAATTCCAAGCAAGCGCCGCCGGGTATGCTGAATCGTAATCGATGCCGGTGCTACGCAGATATCCTATGTATGCGGTTAGAGCGTTATCCCGCCCACCGTAAGGCCCGCCCCCTTCAGGGTGCCGCGTGTATAGTTTCGCCATCGTGCCATCACCTGACGGCTCCCCCGGTTCGCGTTGCTTCCGCTCCGGCTTGATGTCCGGTACGTGTTCAATATCCCAAAAGTCTTTATCCAAAGTAGTGCTCCATAATCTCCGGCAGGTCGGCCCTGACTATCGCCAGTAGGAATGTCCATCGTGCGTCAAGTTTGCTTTTTACGCAAGCCTGCTCAAGCTCTAAAAAGAAAGTATCAAGGCATCCGGTATAGCGTCCGGAAGCGTGGCGTATCATCGGGCTTGCGTGTCCCAGCTCGCCAGCCTTGGCGGATGCCAGCAGGGCATCAAGCCTAGAATCGCCAAACTCCGCAACCACCAAGGATTGCTTGTAGGTTGGCTTCATGCCGCCGCCCTTCAAAAGCTCCACGGGCTTAGGATTGTCCGGGTCTTTCCAGTTGATGGTTCCCGCTACGCGCAGGATGCGATCCACATTAGCGACGTTATCGGTGCCGGGTAGTAGGCTATTGGCAAAGCTCCGCACCTTGGCTTCTACTGCCGTGCGTTCTTTGGGGGAAGATACCCGCATAGGCTTCGGTGCAACCTTGTAGCCGTGCCAACCGTTGCCGGTAGATACCACGATGTCGCAGCTGTCAAGTAAACCTTGACTACTGCCCGGCACCTTGGAATCTAGATCCAACCAAAGCGCCCCGACATACTCGATGGATTCTTTGCCGAGCTTACGTCCTGGGCCTTCAGGCGCAGCCCTTGGGCATACCCCGCAGTAAACATCATAGCCACGCATAGCAAGAGAGATGATGTGCTGGCTAAGTGCTTGCCCGGCTTCACCCTTTAGGCATTCAGGAATGCGGTAGGTGGTTCGGTTAGCGTGTACCGGGTTGTGTTTGGAGAGTGGACGGATTTCAATAAAGCCATCCGTGTATGGCTTGAAAAGATGCCGCAGGAATGAAATAGCCTGAACGGCATCAGTGGCGGGTATTGCCATGATGTAACCTGTTGTCTTTCGAGATACCTGCATCTGGAAACCCTCCGGGGATCAACCGGAGGGTGGACTAAGTCCATGACCAGAAAGACAGGTTCACGTACATTATACATCAAAAGCAAAACCGCCCAGTACTTGCAATACTAGGCGGCTCTATAAGGTTTGGGAAAGTCTCCCTGTCTGAATAACAGGAAATTTATACCACGGATTACAACCCAGCGTCAAACCCGACATGATCGGCTATTGCCTTGGCGGCATCATGCCAAGAGTAAGCAACAATGAAGGTGTAGCCGTGCGGCTGGAGCGCATCACGAAAGGAAACCTGCCCCGGTGTTAGCCGACCTTTACCCGCCTTCATCTCAACAAAAAGACCGGGAGTGGGAACCGGTAGAAAGATATCCCACACACCCGCCCGTACTCCCATGGCTTTGAACTTTGCAGCTGTACGGATGTCCCGGTGGCCACCGTTAGGGCAATGGTAGATGGTTGATAGCTCAGGGTGTTTTGTAGCCATCAAGCGTACCCAAGTTATAAGCGCTATCTGCTCTTTATCTTCTAGGTGTCTCAAGTCAGGTCTTCCACTTCGTACCGTCCCCGGATGCTTGCCAAGGCTGTCTCTATCTGCGCTTCAATGACGCTCACCGGTGTCTTGTACCTGCTGGCTATCGTCCGCAGTGTCTCCGGCTTAGATCCATCAAGACCAAAGCGCCTAACCAGTAAATATCTTGAATCGTCATCTAGGCTTAGCAAAGCATCACCAAGTCTAGTTGCCCATGAATCAGCGATGTACGCCTCCTCGGGGCTTGTGGAGGCTCCTAGCACCCTGCAATCTTCATAGACTAGACCATCCGTGCCAGACATCGGGACATTGATACTAACCGGCTGCACTTGTTGGCTATCCCTGGCTATGCGTATCATCGTAACCGATAGGCCTGTGTAGGTTGAGAGCTGCTCATCGGTTGGAGGTATGCCGTGCTGGTGGAGGTGTTGATCGTGTGCCTTGCGGATCCGCAACCACTTATAGATGGTGTGCTCGGATACCCGTATAGTCTTGCTTTGGGTTGACTGATAGCGGCGGTACTTTTGTATTATCCACTTCATGGCGAAAGTACTGAAGCGTAGCCCCCGGCTGGAATCCCACCGTTGGATGGCGATAATAAGACCTTGCATACAGAACGCCACGGCATCCTCAAAGTCATCCTGCTTATGTATCTGCTTGGCCATCTCTTTGCAGAGGCCAGTATTACGGTGAACCATTTCGGCCATGCACTCTTTGGGCATGATGTCTGCCGCCCATGCTTGATGTAGTAGAACCATCTCTTCATGAGACAACAAACGCTCCGGTGCCTTGGATAGGGTTCGGAGCGTCTGCCGTACAACTGATCTACTCGGTATCAACTAAAGTCCATTTGTAGCTGCACTTCAGTGGGTGTTTCCATATTGGAAATAACCACTCCTACATCAACCTGCCTTAGATGATAATGAGCGCAGATATCTTTCCCATTTGCATCGATGTAGTTATATCCAAACCGTGATTCTTGTGTGTGCTTACGGTTGTATGGTTGACAGTCTAAGTGGTAATGCTCAGGCAGTGGTTTTGCCCCCAGTTGATTGATCTGAGCCACAACATGAGTACAGGTACAAGGCCCGTCAATATCTACGATGACTGCAAGGGGGCCTTGCTTGTGATTGTAGAAGTCATCCCAGCACTGCACTACCACTCCAGGCTTCATCCACGTATTCACTTGACACCCTGCGCCTTGAGTAGCGCCGGCTTGCGCTCCCACTCATACTGCAACGCGTCCTTAGCTGCGGCAACCATAGCCAGCAGTAGCAGGACGGTTACCGCACAGATCACACCCGCCTTGATGGCATCCCGCATGGCTTTCTTCCGTCCAAGGTAAGCATCGCGGTGTTGCTCCAAGGCTTCACGCTTTAGGCGCTTCGCCGCTTCTTCATCCTGGAAGTGCCGCCACTCTGCCATCCGGCAAGCCGTACACAATGAATCCGTATCAATAATCTTGTCCGCACAATCGTTGCATCGTTGCATCGTCTTTATCTCCCTATCTACCTATTCGCCCGGTTGCTCTGGTGCTTCCGGTGCTTTGCCTTTGCGTAGTGTCCTACGCAGTAACAGTTGCTTTGACAGCTCCGCAGGATCCATGTCCATCGCTTCAGCTAGAACAATCAGGCTGTCATCGTTGGGCGCTTTCTTGCCGGTCATGTAATCACTGATGCGCGGCTGTTTGAAACCAGTGCGCCGCGATAACTCGTTTTGTGTCAATCCTCTAATCATGCTCCATATATACCATATATATATATTAGCCTGTCAATACCTTGCATTATATATATTGGCGGTGTATATTGTTGATGTACCAAGGGGTACGGGAGATAAGACAATGAAGACAACACTAACCGCATTGCCAGCAGGGGCTGGCGTGTTCAGGATTCCATCGTTCAAGGTTGCTGATGTAACCGTTCCGTTTACTACGGCATTATTCATTGACGATCAATGGGTTTCATTCATTGATGGAGAATCCATGAGCCGACAGTTTGCATGGGGTGATGTAAACCTTTCCCTTCATCTGTGCATCGCAAACTACCTGCACCGGCAAGGCAGGAACCCATCGCTTAAGATAGTTATTGAGGGAGGTAAGTAATGAAAAATAAAGACGCATACAACATCCTGACGCTGGCCCTTGCAAAAGGGCTGACGTTTGAGAATGGCACCTACAAGGGTAACTTCCCTGTTGTGTATCGGCAAGACCCATACTGGGTACGCACCATTAACCGTGGTGCAGGATTCAACATCGAATACAAGTATCAACAACAGTTTTCATGGATTGGCTCACCTGACGAGCTGCGGGAGATAAAAGATGACAAGTAGCGAAACCATAGGGGCTATTGCCCCTTCCCTCATCAAGGCCCAAAGCCGGATGCAGGGCATCAGCAAAGAGGGCAACAACCCCGCCTTCAAGTCCAAGTACGTAACTTTGGATTCCATCCTTGACGCTCTGCGCCCTATCCTTACAGCCAGCGACTTGATGCTAACCCAAGGCACCACAGAAACTCACGTCACAGATGGCAAGGTCACAGCGATTACAGTAGAGAGCCGCATCATTCATGCTAGCGGCGAGTGGATCAGCACCGTGGCAACCATCCCGGTAACCAAGCCGGACGCTCATGGGCTTGGCTCTGCTCTTACTTATGGCCGCCGCTACTCGGTGTCCGCTCTGCTGGCAATAAGTGCCGATGAAGACGACGATGCAAACGGCGCGGTAGCGCCCCGTGAGGACTACCGTAGAGGCCCACAGGGCAACATCGTAATAGATACGCCGCTGAAGGCTAGACCGCTGGGAGGAAATAGATAATGGGATATTACTTAGTTAATGGCGAGCTATGGGACGAGGAGACCGGCGAGTATGCCGGGGCTGCGTCCGGCTGGATAACAGGCAACGAATCACCGGAAGACCTCGCCCTCCTGGTGATGCGTAAGCGCATGGACATCGAGGCAACCCTACAGGCTGAACGCTCAAAGATGGATGCGATCATCGAGAACGCCCGCAAGATGATTGCCAAGCATCAGGCCCGGCTTGACTGGCTCGAAGCGCAGTACAACGCCCAGCTGCAAGACTACGCAATGTCGCAGTTACCGCGCAAGGCTGACGGTACGCTGAAGGTCAAGACGTGGACTTGCCCCTACGGTACGGTTGCCTTTAGAACGATAGCCGAAAAGGTGCGGGTTGTTGATGAAGAGCAAGCGGTAGCCTACTGCCTAAAGCACGACCCGGAAGCGGTGAAGACAAAGCACACGATCTTGGTTAGCAAGCTTACAGGGCTTACCGCTGGTGACCTGCCCCCAGGGATAGAGATAATCCCGGCTTCAGAATCGGTAACGATAAAAACAGTTTGACAAGATATCCGCATCCGGTGTATATTCCGGGTGTGGTTATACACCGCAGGGAGATAAAGAATGACAGTAGTAGAAGAAGTGTACACAATGGAAAGGTTAGAGGACGTGCTAAAGCACGGCCATACAACCTTTGAAAACGTAGAGCTGGACTTTTCCAGCGTATGGAATGAAGCGCTCGGAGCGTGGCAGTATCAGCGCTCTTTGCGATGCACCATCCACAACATCGCCCGGATGCTCTGGTTCACCACCTGCAAGGGTGAGTTGCTTAGCGTGGTCTACAGCAGCGGCGGTGTTGACATCCACATTGATGTTGAGCAGTTCACCCTCGGCGCTCCTTCAGATTGGCAAATCAAATCGTGGATTGGTGACATGGCAAAAGAGCTGATGCCGTAGGGTATACTCTTAGCGCAACACCAAAGTAGAAAGACCACTGATTGCCCAGTGGTCTTTTTGCTGTCTATATCTCTAAGGTGTCTACAACCCTTGGAAGATGTGGCTGATTAGGGTTTGACTGATTACGCCCAGCGCGTAAGTGTAGCATCAAGCCACCCTTAGGGAGATTGGGCGCATCCCACAAAGCCGCGTAACCATCCTTACGGCCATGCTTTATCAGCTCCTCGCTGCTCGTACCCGTGTAGGTGTCTATGTATGATCCGGTTCGCAGCGTAAGCACATCTTTCGTTATGACCCGCTCAGCAGGTACTAGGATTTTAGGGTTGAATGATACCTTACTGTCGCGTCCCGCTTGCCGCTGATGAGTGTGACCGCGCCATATCGCATCCACGCCTTCAAGCCACATAGCCGCACGGCTAAAGGTAATCGCACCCTTGGTAACCGGAGCGCCACCACCTGCACCATGGTGATAATGCAAAACATAGTTAGCCCAACGCGCCTTACCTGTTGATTCACTGATAGGCATCTTGATATGGATAAACCCGTGGTAACCGCCATACTTTATCGTTGCGTCACCTGTGCCATTCAGGGCAATCACAAGGTGTTTCACCGGCTCGATGTGATGGTATCTGGCTACCGCGTCATCGTGGTTGCCATCGCCAATCATCATGATGCTGTCTTTGTATGGCTTGAGGATTTCAATAGCCCAGCGGATAGAC